ATCAATAATTTAGTTACTGTTTTTGCTTCTGTATTTATCGGTTATTATAAAGCGTGTGAAATGTACAAGGATTATAAATCAAAATCTACTAATATAATAATAGAAACTTATGTGTAAGAATGATATATAAATTTATATATAAATATATATTATTCAATAACTGATTTACTTGTATTAACATAATAATATGCCAATGGTATTTGTTGTTCTTTTTTTTTCACTACAAGAAGATATGGTTTACTACGAGTAATAGAGTCATAGTCTTCTATGTCATCTGTAATCTCTACTTTTATTTTACCAGTAAAAAGAGCAAAGCGAACTAGACCACCTTTTGCTTCTTGTATTGCTTCTGTTTTTGCTTCTGCTTCATGTATTGCTTGTTCATAATTATAAAAATAATAAAAAGGACCAAACTCGGCATTCATATCATCGTTTCTATTTCTACCTAATGAAAATGTTAAATCTATATACTTATGATCGTCGCCATAATACCCTACACATGGACACTCGTATTGATGTCCTGCTTTATTATTTATGAATAACAATTCAATATTATTCAAAAAAAAGTGTGTTACAGAATAATCAATATTAAAATTTAATAGTTTTTTATTATTAACTATTTCAGTAGACAATGCCCACCACCATTTGGAATCATATTTATTGGTATCAAAACCATATTCGTTCTGTTTGAATTCTAAAACAACAACTATATTGCCATCTCCATTATCTATAAAACCTTTATAAGTTAATTTAGGATTCCATTCTTGAAAGACATGATTCATTTTTTTAAGTGTATCTTCTACTATCGTATCACTTACAGCAATCGTCGGTAAATACATTATATTATCATCATCTTTATACAATAAAAACATAACAAACGGTTTAATTGCATCTTTTATCAATTGATATACACATATATGTATTGTTTTATTTTTAAGATATATTTTTGTTAATTTGTTAGAATTAGATTTCGATGCTAGTTGATCACCATAATATACCTGGTCATGGTCATGATCATGGTCATGAACATGGGCATGTTCTTTGTATTTTTTATCACTATTTTTACTTATATGTTCTTCAATATATAAATTCTGAATACTATCTACATCGTACTTGGTAAAATCGTGAACATGTTTTTCTTCGTCTTTATAATTTGTAATTGTTTTTGTTTTCTCTGGATATTCAAACTGTTTTTTTATATTAAATTTATTTTTTATTAATTCTTTATTTTTATTGTTATTCATTTTTTATATATAAAATACTATATTATATACTATATTATATACTATATATTTTTCAACGGTTTATGCCGTATACTTTCTTTAACATTTATTGTTCTGTTTTCTAATATAAATTTTACAACATCATCTGTTGGTATGTTCGGGGTACTTTCAAAATATTTTTCTAGACATTCCACTAAATATTTTTTATTTATTGTATTTTTAGTATTGCTTTTAGTATAAATAATTTTACCTTCACTACTATCAAAACAATCAATCTCTTTTGATTTCATTATTTCTACTAAAGTATTTGATAATTCATTCTTTTTAGATTTTCGCTCTTTCAATTCCTTTTGTAATAACTGAATTTCCTTTTCCAAATGTAACCATTGTTTAATTGAATGTGTTATTTTCTCTTTTGTAGACATAATTATTATTTATATTTTATATTTAATAAATAATAATATTACTATATTTTTATTTATTAAACGACTATATAATTTTATTAAACTATATAATTTATTATTCGTTTTACTAAAACTTTTTTGGTTCCAGATAAGTTTAAACCTTTTTCTTTCAATATTTTTTTTAAACCAATGATGTGTGATGCTTTAAATAAAAGTTCCATTTCATTCGTCCAAACATCATCTTCTTCCACTTTTGGATTTTTAATAATATTCACATTCCAGTGTTGATAACAATAACATTTTGCGCCTTTTTGATAAGCATTATTACTACATAATTCTCCTTTTTTTTTCCCCGTTTTATAAACCCACTGACAATCCATATGTTTCATACAATCTTTCTCAGGCCAATTTACACCATTTTTTTTCTCAATTCCCTCATAATTTATAAACGGCAACACTTTATTAAATTTCTTACGACAATAAGGACATTTTATTTCATTATTATTTAATTTGACCGATTCATAATTATTATTTATAAATTTAGTAGAAACTTCATGATATAAAGGTATATAGTTAAATTTATGGTTACATGGTAATGTGATGTAGTTTTCGGTGAGCAGTTGTTGAGTTAACATACATATATTATCTTGGTTTGTTATAATTGTATCTGTATCTGTTTTAGTTAACTCTTGATAAAAATCAATATTGCCTTCAGTACAATATGTCATTATGTTTAGTTAATACTATAAATTATATCTTTATATATTAAATGAAAAAAAAGGTATGGGGAAATGCAACATGGTATATATTTCATACTCTTGCTGAAAAACTAAAACCTGAATATAAAAGCGAATTGCCAGTATTATTTTCCTACATCAGTGGTATATGTAATAATTTACCTTGTCCGGATTGTCAAAAACATGCCACACATGCCATGCAACGAGCAAATATACCCCAAATTACAGCATCTAAAGAAAATATGATAACATATTTATGGTTATTTCATAATAGTGTTAATAAACGTATTGGTAATAAGGAATTTACAATGGAAGAGATGTCTATGTATAAACGCGCAAATACTAGAAATGTTATTGCCAATTTCATAAATGTGATGAATGAAAATTTACGTTCTGATAAAGCAATGTTGAGTACATTTTATAGGAAACAATTTGTCACCACATTTATTCAATATATTAACACAAATGCTCATAAATATAATAATTAAGGATACAAGTATTAAGGATACAAGTACTAAGACATATACTAAACGATATTACTACTTATTAAAGTTCCGCCTTTATAAACACTACACTTAAATGTTTGTTTAGATGGTTTTGAACACATTACTTTATTACTTTGTAATTCATCAAAATAAAGTAGTGAATCATAACCAGACTGATGAAATAGTGTATACCACGTTGCACCCAAAACAAATCCAACTAATGTTCCCAATATACTACCACTAGATGTCGTACATTTATTTTTAATTTTGGTAATGGCATCCATCGCCAGTAAACACAATAATGATGCTAGAACCACATAATTAATTTGATTATTATAATACATGGGCAATACTAAATAAGCAATTGTAAAAGCAATAAATAAACTTGTCGGTGCCGGACTATTAAATTCAGATAATATAGGTAACTTTATTAAATCACACGACATGGAAGCATCTTCTAGCATACCACTACCTATCTGGTTCATTAAAAAAATATTAATACACGATGCAAGAAGCACACCTGCTAAATAGACAATACCTTTTAAATTTTGATTAAAGAGTGACGACATGACTAAAAAAAATACTAACAAGAGGGGCGATATCAAAGAAAATAATTGTAAACTATTATATAACGTTAATTTAATTGCCATTCTCTGTATTATATATTATATTATATATTATATTATACATATTACATTACAATCATATAGTAGACATCATATAAAGGTTTGACTATAGTATTATATAAATTGTAATGGGTATTCCCAGTTATTTTTCACACATTGTTAAAAAACATCGTCATATTATTAAAAAATTTAATCAAAATATTAATCAAAATATTAATCAAAATATAGTTAATAATCTCTATCTTGATTCTAATTCAATCATTTATGATGCGGTTCATGCTTTACCAAAAGACATTCCTTACGCACAAATTGAAGACACACTGATTCAATCTGTATGTGATAAGTTGGTATATTATATCACCACTCTAAAACCCAACCATACTGTATTTATTGCATTTGATGGTGTCGCACCTATTGCCAAATTAGACCAACAGCGTCGACGCCGTTATATGACCTGGTTTCAAAGTCAAATGACGAATAGTGGCGGCACTTTATGGAACACATCTAGTATTACCCCTGGGACTAGTTTTATGAATCTTCTGGGCGAAAGAATTAAATTGCGATTTGCCAATCCACTTGAATTTGGATTAACTAAAATTATGATTTCTGCTACGGATGAAGCAGGCGAAGGCGAACATAAAATATTTGAATACATACGTGAATTTCCGGAATATCATAAAAATTCTATATCGGTTATTTATGGACTTGATGCGGATCTAATCATGCTTACGTTGAATCATCTACACATTTCCGATAAAATGTATTTATTTCGAGAAACACCGCATTTCATTAAAAGTTTGGATAATACATTGGATCCAAATTCACTTTATTTGTTAGATATTCCCACGTTTGGGACATTTATTATGAATGATTTACAAGGCACAAGCGCAGCAGGCACGAGTACAAATACTTGTACAAGCGCAAACAACAAAATATTATTTGATTATATTTTCATATGTTTTTTCCTAGGCAATGATTTTATGCCGCATTTTCCATCACTTAACATTCGCACCAAAGGCATTGACACTTTAATTTACGCGTATAAAAATAGTTTAGGTATAAAAA